GCTATGTCGATAGAAAGCCGACTGAGACCTGTAACTTGGGAAAGTTACAGGCCTACTACCCCACGGATCAAGATGACGCGACAAATGAGTCTCGTACTCAGGGCCGTTGGCGTAGATAGTGTAACACGGAAGCACCCTATCGCCTTTACGCAGCTTGTACTCGCGTAAAGGTTTAAGGATGTACGTGTCAAAGGTATGACCCCCCCATCCGCGCTCTCTCCCAATTGCTTTACGCCGGTAGTCACCAATGAGGTGACCGTCGCCGTAACGATCGGGCCCCCAAATCCGCAAGGATTCGGAGATAAAAGAAAGCACGATGGCCGCTGGTTCATGGAAGCCGTTTCGCACATAGAAGTTATGCAACGAAAAAGCGTCCTGACCAGAGAATCTATCTTTGAGATAGAAGGGTCGGATGTCCGTTCCCGAAAAGTAATCCCCGCCGCAAGACTCGCGAAAGGGACCAGAAGCGAAGGATTTGTCGTTATTCACAACAAATCCGACGGCGTTAAGGACACGCACAACCTGCGCGTATCTGTGTGTGGGGACTATGATATCATCCCCATACACGCTAACGGTCTCAGGATACTCACAACACGCCTTAGCTAAGGCGTAGAAAATGAGCGATTCGAGAGGGAAAGTAAACCCATTTCCCATCGATGAGAACTTCTGTAGCTTCACAACTTCCCCGTCAACGACCGCGTTGGAACTGCGGCCATAGGCGAGAAAGTCAGACCATTCTGGAGGGAGGAGGTGATAAACCACCTCTCTCGAGATGAGGTCGGAAGCCATACTTAGGTCCAGGGTTGCTAAAGCCCCGGTAATCGATCCCCATTTGGCCAACGCCTTGTTGCAGCGCTGGTCAAGAAGATCGACACCAAAATGCAACAAACGACGGGTCATATATGAACCAACCCCCAGCTGAAACATAACGTTCAGTGAAGGCTCGGTACAAATGCCACGATCAGTTTTAGCATTCTTCGGGACGAAGCTAAGACGACACGGATGGATATCTATGTCGACCATGACCGTATCTGACTCTCCCTCGGGGAGCCAGGCAGGCATCTGCTCCAGAAGCGCACGCGCCATCGGGATCAGATCTTCGCTACAGCAGAACTTCTCGCCCAGTTTCGATCGGGCGGAAGAGATTTTTCTTTTTACTTGAGTCGTTGCACCAGGTCCGAATCTCAAATTCAGGGATTCGAGGGTTGGCACGTCGCCAAGGATGCGGTCGATTATACGCGTAGCCGAAAAGAGTATCGACTCCACGTCAGGGAAAAATGAAAATTTACCTGAAGACCACAACTTGAACAGCGTGTTCATCTCGCGGCAGATTGCCTCGGATTCACGAAACTTCCCGAGCGCTACGGCGCGTTTGTCAACTCCGACGTCGAGGTCTTTTCTTTTTGAGAAGAAACCAAGACACTGTCGGATATGACGCGCATCACCGGAGCTAAGGGTCGTGTAGTCAAGACCAAAGCTGCAAATAGCAGCAGGACTAGCACCAAGAACGCCAAGAAGGCGCTCCCTCGCTGGTACATCTTTGATCTGTGACAGGTGCCATGAGACCAGTTGTGAGACTGCTTCATGAGTGTCCTCCTCAGTGAACACATCGTCCCAGCGTGTAAAGCGCATAAATCCTCCTTAAGTAGGAATGATAGGGAAACTCTCTGGATAATCCAGGCCCGACGAAGGGCCGACCGCACTTAGGTAGGTGCGATCAAGAGGTCGATGAGTTCAGGAATCGGCCCCGTTTGCACAGGGGTCACTGAGGTGCCAACCGAACCACCAATGTTGAGAGCCATCTGACGTACGAGACGGCGACCAACAGTGTCGGAGCGGTTGCTGAAGAACGTCGTAAGGATCGCGGTATTTTCGTACGCGATCTTTGGGGCTGCGGTATAGCCCCCGGCGTTCTGGCCAGACACGGTCTCCATTACTGGAACGACTACCCTGGTATCCGTCCGGTACACGCCGCTCTTCGATTGCTGCAGGGTAATTTCGCAGAAAACTTGAGCGTTGACCGGCACGCTAGCAGCATTTTCACGCCACAGCGCCACTACTCGACCAGCTTCCCGTGTTACGGAAACAGGCAAGAGAGTGTGGAGAACAGGGGTTGCGGCGCCGTCATAGACGGCGATATTTGCGATGGCGCTCATAGAGCTACCTCCCAATGAAATAAGACACCGGTTGGGACCGATGAATTTGCGTGGCAACGGGAAGACCCCGTGGCGTCACTATAAGTGCTGTCTCAAGAGAGACAGCGTGCTCGTCACATGCGACAGAGTCGCAGACTTAGCCAGCGGTTTGTAGCTGGGCATCGGAACATCAAGTGAGGTTGAAACAGTCCTCACGAGCGTAACGTAGCGGTAACGGACGTCACCTCCACCAGAAACAATAACGTTTCCACTGGAGGCTTTAAATGATATACCGTTTGCCGCGTACTTTACAATCCGGGATGTGACGAAAGTACCCGTCAGATTCTTAGCAAGACCGAGAGCTTCAAGGTAGTTACCCACCGGGAGAAACCAATCGATCACAAATGAGTAAGGGAGTTTTTCCCATAACACACCTGCGGGGTTATTAAGCCCCAATGCACCAAGGACGTTTACTTCCTTGATAATCGCTTTGATTTTGACACCTTCAAAGCCCTCCTTCTCCGTATACTCGACAAGAGTAGGGGAGGAAGGAGTGACGACACCGCCGCGCCTCCTAGCGACGGTGTAAGTCTTCTGCAGTGGTACGGACGTCAGGTGCGCAATCGTCTGGGCGGCGTTATAAACGTCGCTAAGGAGCGGTTGCACACCAAACTGGTTAGCAA